CTGCCCTTGTGTAAACTTTATTTAAATTTAATAACGCTCTGCAAAAATCTCTATTCTTCGAATCACGTGGCCCAGTGTATTTGTACTTAACCTTAAAAGAATCCAACTCATTTGAAACTCTATCTAATATAGAAGCCGATGGAGGTGGAGTTAATATATTCCAAGCACCTTCCGTAATTCCTAAGACCTTGTTTTTTTCTAAGTTAACTACTAACTCTTTAACTTTACTTTCGCTCAAACCCATTATCTTGCCGATTTCGGTTTTGCTTAACAAGGGATTCTTCTTAACTATATCTAATAACTCTTTTTCAACCTCTGTTGGCTCGTATATCTTAGCAAATAACTCCTTTTCATTGAACTCCAAATGGCTTTCAAACTCATAGTGGTCATCGCTAAATGTAACTTTACGTGATTCTATCTCATCGTATAAATCTGCACTTTCACCAAACTCCGCAAATATTCTTATCTCTTTTTCCCATTCTTGACTGCTCATTTGAACCTCTTGAACCTCAGGCTCAGGCGGTAATCCTGCCATTTCTCTCATCTCAGGTCGTGTAGCTATTTGAAGTAATGTCTGCTCTGTGAACGTAGGTTTAAACATCTCTAATGGCTTCACTTCAATTGTCGCAGTTGCTTTCGATTGATTAGCCAAATAAGTAAACAACACTTCAAAATGTTGCTGAATAGGCTTTACATAATTCTGTTCAAATAACTTAAAAGAATCAATCATCTCTGACCTTCCGCCCAATTGACCTTCTACTCTAATTCCAAAGAACATAGGCGAAGTTATCTTATGAGCTACGAATATTTCCTCTTGAACTTGCTTATTAAGTAAATCAAATTGCTTGTCTAATTCATTTGGTTGAATAGGAATAACGGTCGGAGCATTGTCTACTCTATCGCTAAAGTTTATAATCCATCTGCCCGCATTGTCTGTTCCTTTGTGCCTTCTATTTAATCTCCGAACTAAATCGTCTTTTTCGTCTTGTGTAGGCTCTCCATTGTTGAAGGATAAAATACCACCAAAGAAAAACTCATTGTGTAAATTACTTCTATGGTAATTAGCTATCTCTACATCACACTCTACATAAGGAATCGCTCCAATATACTCAGGTAAAGGATAAGTAGCCGTTGCTGGTCTGTAATCTCTATAATAATAAATCTGAGTTCCTTGCTTTTTTTCGGGGTTAAATACCTTATAAGATTTAGTCTTTGCTCTTGGGTCTACCCAATCATTTGAGAAATAAAACTCTGTATTATCTACGTTTGAACGAATCTTAGAAAAGTCCATGTGGTAAATCTCGGCTATTGATTCGCCAACTCTATCCCAAATAATCTGCAAGGCATAACCACCATATAGCAACTTATCTAAAATACACTTATTGAAAATCTCATCTAACGAATCAAATCTATTCGCATTAGCAAATAAGTTCCAAGTTCCTTCCATCTCCAATCCCGCACCATATACATAGGTCTGTTTACCTGTTAAGATTGCGTTGTGTTTTGCCGACCTGTTAAATAAGTCCACAAGGTATAATGGATAGAGATTATCTGAGCCATAATTAACGTATTTTTTATTCTTCTCTTGATAGAACTCGGGCGTTTTGTACTTATCAATGTCCATCCCTGCGAATTGTATTCTACTCATAAATCTTGATTTCGTTTGTTGGTAAATTATAAATGGTTAGGCTCTGCTCTGAATATCCATATTGAACATTTCCAACCTCTAATATTATTGCACCTTGTGGCGGTGTTAAACTTGGTGTACTTAATTGATATGCAGTGTAGCTATAAAGTCCCTCGATAGGTAATAAGAACTCGCCATTATTATTGTTAGGATTCGTTTTAATAGTCCATACAAACTTATTATAACGCTCCTTATAGCTTGAAATATCGGTAGCCATAAAATATATCGTCTGATTCGTTTGAATCGAACTAAGCGCAAATAAATAGTAAGGATTGGATATTGTAGTTTTTTCCGTTAAGGTTAAAATCACATTATTTGCTCCATCTTGAAGTATTACCATATCTTTAAATATACTTTAGACTAAATATAATAAAAAAGGCTACCCGAAAGTAGCCTCTTAAAACACATTATTACAACTAACAAAAACTAAATCACTGTGAATGCTGACAATGCAGCTACTTGATCCATTGGATTCTTCTCCATACCAGTTAAAGCTAACTGATACCCTTGAAACTCGCCCATTGCAGCACCACTTAAAGCAGTACCTCCTGAGCATTCTAATCCATAAACTTCGCCCAACATAAAGAAAGTGCCATCGTGTGTCTCTACGATTACCACGTTTCTTCTTTTAGCTATTACTGCTAATTTGTTTCTTGTTGCTTGGGTTAGTTTAGTAAACTCTAAACTTAATAGTTGAGTATAAAATAAAGTACCTACCTCTGCATTTGAATTGATTGTTTCGGTAAAGTTATTTTTACCTTGTGGCAATAATTCATAAGCATAGAAAGAGATACCGCTTACACTTGTAATTACTCCCGATGCGTTTGTTCCAAGTGTCATAGCACTCGGTTCTGCATTACCGAAGTAAACTTTTTTTATACCACCGATTGCGTCTTTGCAGTCAAGTGTATATCCTGATGTGATTGCACAACTCATTTTTTATCTCCTTAAATTAAAAATATAAGGGGAGATTTTCGCCTCCCCCTTTAATTACGCCAATGTGAATTTAACGATTTCCTCAGGGAATGCAATCTGCACACCTGCTTTGAATGCTACGTGGTATCTAACCTCCATTGCTTCTTTAGCGTAGAAGATTTCGTAGTTATCTTCTTCTCCAAGTAAGTCAGTTCCAAAGAAAACATTTGATAACTGCATAGCATAGATTCTGTTAGTAGAGTTCAAACCATTTACTCCGATAACAGTTAAGTTAGTACCTGGAATAACGATTTCAAAATTACTTACTGAACTATCAGCATTGTAGTGGAATAAGTTAGCATTAGTCAACGCCATTTGGTATGTTCTAAAGTTGTTCATACCGATGAAGATTTTAGTATCTGCTTTACCTAACAATTCAACAGGCAATGCTCTGTATACACCTTGCATGATGTTGATGATGTTGTTTACTGTGATTCCGCCTGATACGCTATAAGGCGCACCTGTCATGAATCCTGATACGTTTGCTTCGATTACACCTGATGCTGCATCAATAATCTTGATTAAACCATCAAAACGAGCTAATGCTTGGTTAGTGCTTGAAGTGTTACCTTGCCATACACCTAACTCTAATTGCTCAGCGATTAAGCCTGACTTATACTCAGCATACTTTTGTTCGAAAGGAATTGAATCGTCTTTTGAACCTCTTGGCAAAGTCAATTGCAAATACTTAGTGTTTAAGTCTTTAGGACAAAGAGCCTCTTGAACTTTAATTGCAGCAACTGTTAAAGTACGAACTGAGAAAGTAGTAGTTCCACTTGCTGACCATCCGCAAGAATCTGCTTGAAACACTGCATCAGTGTCCATAGTGTTTACTTGCTGAGTAGATTTAACTCCAATTTGAGGAGTGAATAAGCTAATAGACTTAGCACCAAAAAGGGCTTTAGTCAATAACTGGGTTTCGTTTGCCTTAGTATAATTAGCTAAGGCGGTTACATTAAATGCCATAATCTTTTATTTGTTTTTTAAATTTTTAAGTGCTTGTGCAAAATCGTTTAATTTCTCTGTCTCTAATTCTTTAGAAACTTTCATTGAACTAAATAAGTTTCCGTTGTCAGCAGGCTCATCGCTTGGAGATTTAGCTATTTTGTCAACTACCTCTACTAATGAAGTAAAGGCTTCTTTTTGTGCGCTGATAGCTGACATAGCTTCTTCAATCTTTTCCTCTAACTTAACTTCGCCCATTTTCTTTTCTAATACTTCTATTTTAGCCATACACTCTTTTAACATAGTGTTGATAGCTTCCATATCGTATTCTTTCTTTTCTTCTTTACCTAACTCAATCTCAATTTCTGCTTCTTCTTCTTCTTCCTCTTTCTTAGGTGTAATAGCGATTACTTTACCATCGGCAACAGTTACAATCTCGCCACTTTCTAATGTGTGGTCGCCATCGGGTGCAGGTATTTTACCTTCTTCGCTTACTATCATTAACTCCGCTCCTTCTAACTCACCTTCCCAAGTTACAATAGTTACTCCATCAGCCAATTTGGCTTCTTTAAATTCTTGCTCAGGCTTTTCCATACCTAATGCAATTTTGATTCTTTTAATAGCTTCTTGTGCTTCCATGATATTAAATATTAATTTGATTTTTCGTTTTAATTTATTTTACTTTTTCTAAAATTGCTAAGATTTCGTCAAGTTGCTTATTTGCGTGACTAATCTTCTTTTCTATGAACTCTCCCTCTACTGAAAAGCCTGCAAATACACCTGTTTTAATGTAATCATCCCACACTTTGTCATTATCTACTTTGCAAGAAATAAACCAACTACCTTCGCTTAACTCATCAAATCCTAATGGCGTTTTAATTCCACGCTCACTATCAATAATCATAGATTCGATTAAGTAAACTCCCTCCGCTAAAATGTTTTTGCGGTGCATAATATTGAAGTTACTCGAATATTGGTTTCTAAAGAACTTTTCTACTATCTCTTTAATGGTTTCGGGTTTAAACATTACATAATACTCAGTGCCATCTTTGCGCCTTCTATAAATAGGTAAGTTAGCTATCATAGCTGGCCCACTAATGATTCTCTTTTCCTTATCCGCTTTAAATTTAAACTCGGTTTTTCTATCTAATTGGTCTAATTTTCTTTGCGCCCACTCTACACCTTCATCGCCTCCCCAAGCTAACCACATCAATCTACCACATCCATCGCCTAATTCCTTATTCGAGTTTTGTCTATGGCGTTCAAAGGCTGCCATTCTCGCAATCGTTTCCCTTGTGATTGGTTCGCCATTAGCTAATTGATTCGCCCTTGCCTTGCCTACTGCCGTTCCACAATCGCCCCATCCGTTTTCCTCTGCCCATCTTAAAGCTATTTTAGCATTTTCTTTTGCCGCTTCGGGATAATCTGAGTAACTATCTTGGAAGTTTTGGAATGCTTGCCAACCTTTTTTTATAGCAGGGTCATCTACTAAGGCTATAAAGTCCACGCCTGATTCGTCTGCTTCGTCTATCAATAATTCGTACAATGGTAATTCCATAACCTTAAATATTTAATCTTTGATTTATTTTAACCTATTGTGGCTTTAGCTTGGATGCTACTTACTTTGTTTTGTGAGTTGGTAATGTCCGATTCAGTTACAAATACTTTAACCTTTTCGCCTTCGCTAATTGTTCTTAATGGGTTTTCGTTCCCTAACATTGTAAACCCACTCGATGGTCTTGTTTGTGGTGCAGCAACATTTGGCAAACTACCACCTCCACCACCGCCTCCATTTGGAACTTTTACGGATAGAATGTTTTTAACTGCTGCTATCCCTGTCGCTGCTGCTGCTGCTGCCGATATGATAGAGAATGTTCCAGTAGGGTCAATCTTGAATCCTTCTTTATACGCTCTAAATGCTGCTACATAGGTATCAATTGTAGTTGCTGCAACTGCCAATGCTTTTCCTGCTGCCGTTTCTCTACCCGCTAAATTTGAGATATTAGTTAATAGTTGACTATACGCCTCTAAGGCTTGCATCTTTCCATCTGATTCTGCTTGTGCTATTTTTACCCTTGCATCTGCTGCTTCTTTGTCAGATAAAATTTTTCTTGCATTTAATTCCTCAATAGCTGCTAATCTTTCCTCATTTGTTAACAACTCATCTGCCGCAATTGCTTTTAAGTCTTCATTTTCTTGCGCACGTTGTTCACGCCTTGATTCGTTAAGTGAGGCTTGTCTTTTCCTTTCATATTCATCTTGTGCCTTTACTTTGTCATCATATTCTTTTGCTCTATCGGCTCTATCTTTACTTTCGGCTTCCTCTCTTTTCCTTTGTTCTTCATCACGTTTAGCTTTGTCGGCTGCTCTCTTTTCTTGTTCGGCTTTTATTTTTTCTTCCCTTGCTGCTTGTGCATTTTCTATTTTTATTTTTTTCTCTTCTAAAGAGCCTTCCTCATTTTTACGCTTTTGATAGTTTTGTTGTAATTTTGATAAGGCAGTATCTAATTCATTGGATAAATTACCTAAACTCTCAATACTTGCTCCCTTTTGAATAGCTAATATTTGTTTATAAGTTGCGCCATAACCTTTAGCAGTTTCGACCAACATTGATGTCTCAAACTTAGATACTTCTTTTAATTGTTCGATTTGTTCACCTTGCAACCTTGTAGCCTCTTTGATTAACTCATTAGCTTCTTTGTCGCTTATGCTTTTATTTTTAGCTTGCTTTAATAATTTGTCTATTTGATTCTCATATTCTGTTTGTTTTAAATTTAAAGCATCAATGTTATCTTCATAGGTTCTTTGCATTTGTGCGGCTCTTTCCATAGCTGCTGCTTGTTCTCCTATTTTCTCAGTTGTAAATCCTGTTCCATTAGCAAAACTAAACATTGCACTTTGTAAGCCTCTAAATGCTCCACTTAAATAAGAAATCTTATCGCTTATAAAGTCAGTTATTGGAGCAAAGTCTTTAAAGATTGCCACAAGTCCCGCAACCGCAACCGATACCGCAGTAAATATTATCCCTAAAGGATTAGCCAATAAAGTAGTAGCTAAAGTTCTTACAGATGTTATTAACCCTTTAACGCCTGCGGATGCTTGCCCCATAACTCCAGGCAACTCAGTTCCAGCATCTAAAAACTCATCGGTTTCATTTTTGGCTTTCTTAACAGACGCCTCATACTCTTTGAACTCTTTAGTTCCTTTTTGTAAACCATCCTTAGCACCTGTTATGTCTATGCCAAGTCTCAATAAAATATCTTTTACCATTATTTCACACTTTTAATTATGTCTATTAAATTCTTGTCTTTAAGTTGAATAACCTTGTAAATCAACTCGAAATTTTTAATTAGTTCTATCATTATCCGCCTCCTGTGTTTACTGTGTTTATTATCTGCCAATTACCCTTATAAGCTATAAACCAAACGCAATGATGTTGCTGCAAGTTATAATCTGAGCTACCATTAATTAAGTTTACTGGATTAATAGGGTAAATCTTTATTGCTCCTCCATTTATATTCTTAACTATTATTATAGGGTCACCCGTCAATGGTGGAATTGTTCCCGCATCAGGTAAATAGGCATCGCTTCCACTTTCTACAAAATTAATCTTAGAGCCAAACTCAAAAATATTTATATTGGTATTCTGCTCTACTGAATTAAACTGAGTTTTTACTTGTGAATCAAAATATTTAGTATTGTCTGCCCTTACAAACATTGGCATCTCCTCGTCTGCTATTACGCCACCGCTTCCACCATTACCACTACTACTTACCAAAGTGAATGAAGGTGCTGCCTTTAATTTCAATAGTTCTAAGTTTACCAACTCATTTGAGTTTAAGTTATGGTCTACCGAGTAAAGTCTATAATATTGTTTGTCAAGTAGATATATTTTTCTAAATGATAAATTGCTAAACTCTACTTCATTAAGTCTAAACTTTCCTTTTATAATCTTTGAATCTTTGTCCGTAATTTCCTCTATTGTCTTTTTCCAATACCTATTAAATAAATTCCCATTGGTGTAGGTAGTTGACCCAAGTCCGTAAAAAATAGCTTTAGGTTGCGCAAATGACAAGTCGAATGTAGGATTTAAGGTATCGTCAAGCATTCCCGCATAAGGAAAATCTGCACCGAAAGTAATTGTTCCGTCTAATCTTGTCTTTAACTGCCAACCCTTAGTAGTTGCAACTAAACCACCATAATAAAGCATTCTAATATTATAAGAAGCCAACTCACTATTTTGACTATTTGGGTCTACCTTTCTAATTTTAGTAAATATTCTGTCATGCACTCCATTTGAGTTAGATAAAGGAGATGGACTAAATCCTACTTCTATTTTATTGGTTTGGGTTAAGAAGTCATTGTTTATTCTCTGCTTTTTAGTTCCATAAACCTCATCAAATAATTCTTGGTATTTAGTGTTGTATTCATCTTTGTCCTCTTTGTAACTTATTACCAAATCCCTAAAATCAAGTACACCCATAGGGGTAACCATTAACTCACTGCTTGTGTCTAAGTTGTTTGTGATGTCTACTATGTCTGAGGTATAAAAGTCATCTCTTGGCTCAATGATTAATTTGTTTGCATCTATCGTGTCAGGAACTGCATACATATTAAACGCCCTAAATAACCAAGTTAAAAAGTCCTTTTGCTTTATCTCCTTTGGCAAAGTAGATGAAATGTCTATTATGTTTCCCTCCGTATACTTAGAACTTGGTGAGGAACTAAACTTACTATTTGCCCCTATTTCTACGCTTATATCCTCTGGGCCATTACCAAACACCCAATAAAAGTCTACATACAATTCATCGTTGTCATTAGTGTCTATTTCTGAGGAATATAAAACAATGTTCTTTGTAACTGAACCTCCATTAACTACACCACTCATATCAAATTGATAATTTCTACTTGATACAAGAGGAAAACCTGTTAAAGCATTATTATTATTTATATTAAAAGTAACTCCGACACTTGTTCCACTTGGTAAGGTTGAGCCTGTGTTATTAAAGACCTTAACTTCCGATTCAAATATTAGTACATCAAAACCCGCAGTTCCGCTATTTACATCTATTTTATCATTTGCAGTGTCTACGCTTATAGGATTAGTATCTTGAATAATAGTATTAAAGTCAAATCTTTTTACCTCGCTAACTATTGAGCCTGTACTTGGTGTTGTGTAAGTTATCTTTGCCGAGTTAGATACAATAAATGTTTTATCATTAATTAAACTCTCAGAGGCTACAAACTTTCCACCAGTGAAAGGCATAATTAACCTTTTAAAAGTTACGCTATTAAAAAAGTTCGATTCGTATCTATATCCCGCCTCACTAAATATCTTGTCTACTATCTGTTTGATGTAGATAGCGGGGTACATAGAAGTTTCTAAGGTATATTCAAGTTCTTGTTTATTGGTTGAAAGTCCATTATCAATTAAGGGGTAAACGTAGCCTTCTCCATTGGGGTTGCCTGATACGAAATTATTATACGCACTTCCGTTTTTAACTATACTATTTGCCCACGAATTAGCAATGTTCGAATAATTCCAAGTATGGTTGTATTCTGATAGGTCAATCTCTGCCAACTTCTTTTCTCCTAAGTCTTGGAAAAGGTTTGCAAGTTTACCAATTATAACTAACTCATATTGAATCTCTTGGTCATTGATTGGAATCTCTGTTAATTGCAAATAACCCCTCATTAAGATAATACCACTACGAATTACTAACGCCTCTGACTTTAAGTTTACGTTAAAATCGGGAGAATAATTTGTCGCACTCGTGTTTATTGTAATCCTATTAAGATTTTGAATGTTTGAGAATATCTCCCTATTATTTGCAGTAGCAGGAACTCGGATAGGTAAAGTATAATCGGACTTTCTTTTCTCAGGCTCTTTAATGTCTATGATTGACTTATTTACTGGAATAGAAATATCATCATACAAATCCAAATCAAAGGTTTTAGTTACTTGACCTGCTGCATATTGAAGTATCTTTATTTCTGTCTGCATCATAACGATTGGCGATAATTGTCGAATGAATACTCAATTGTTAATTGTAGATTAGGAATAGTTTGCCCTTGCTCATATTTGCGCTTAACGTAATTGTTAGCCACTACGTTTACAGGCACATAATTACTCGGACTTGTTTCTAACATTACAATCGGACTAAAGACCAATTCCCCTAATGCTGCATACTCGGCATCTGACAATAGGTCTGAGTTTAAGATAACGCTTTCACTTAGCTTAGTGTAGTATTTAGTTTTGAGCCTATCCGTTTTAGAGTAACCTAATGCTTGGATTTTCTTGAACTCTTTATTCTCTATTTGGGTTTGCTCTACGCTTACCAAGTTAAAGTTAAAGGCATCGAATCCACCCAATGAGTTAAGCCAATGCAGTCTGTAAGTTTGGTATTTACTACATGAATTGTCTACGTTTAAGGTTTTGCTAAATAGTAAGCTATCTCCCGCATTCCTTATCTCTACTTTATAACTTGCTGCTGAGGTCATAAAACCACTCGCACCCATAAAGTCTAAGAATGAATCCCCAATGTTTAAAGCAACTATTCCCGATTGTGTGGTATAACTTGAAAAAGAGTTACTAAAGATAGAAACTCCCGCAGCATTATACACGAATAAGTCTACAATAGTTATCTCCCCATTTGGGTCAAAGAATGTCAAGAACCTCTGTTGATTTGGTTTGATTGTTTCCGTATACGAGTTATCGTTTAAACTAACTTGGTTTGATTCGCTTAAAAGTTTACCTGTACTGAATGCAGTTTTAGACCAATCTAAAAAATCAAAGATAGCATTGCTGCCTAATTTTGGACTTCCACTTGTTCCGTATTGCGCTTGGTTTGCGTAGATTACAGGAACGCCACTAACATTGTCATATATCTCGCCTAATTGCAGCCAATATTTAACCTCGCTATTATTACATTTCACTAAGGCGGTTGAATTAAACGCTCCAAAGTCATAGGTCACGTAATTCTTTACTACATCTGCTACGTTTATTTTGACAGTTCCTACTAATGGTTGTTTAGGTAGGGTAAGCCTTGTCACTGGATTACTCTGCCCGCTTACGTTTACATCGCATAAGAACTGATAGTTCGGTTGTGTGCTATTTGAACCGCTCACACCCACTACTATTTCGTTATATACGTTTTGCCAATTGTTTGGATTTTCTATTATTGTTATCATCTCGTCAAGTTAATTTCTACACTTACCATTATTTGTTTGCCTAATTTGTCACCGATTGCACTTGTTATCTTATTTAACTCTGCCTCATCAATAGCGGAATCAATAAAGTAGGTAGGTTTAATTCCGTTCTGCTTTACTCCAAATGCTATCGCAGTGGCTCTTTTTCTTTTCTCATCTATTTGAGCCTTTGCCCTTGCTCTTTTTGTTAAGTTCCTTGTTTGTGAGTATCTCGTATCTAATGGAATCCCCTTTTTAGTTATCCACCTCATTAAGTTCTTAACCATTGGTTCACTTGGGAATCTTGACCTAAAGCTATAAATTGAGCCGTGCTTAGTCTTTAATCCATTAACCCCACTATTTACAAAGAACGCATAATTGTTTCCCTCTATCCCTACGTAATATTCATTCCCCATTACCGAGATAGGAACTGCTACTATTGATTGCTTTAATTCGCTATCCTTTAAGTTGGCATCGTCTAAGTTGGCTTTTAAGATTTCGCTTAACTCATTCGCTACATTGAACAAGGCACGACCTAAGATAGTATCAAACTTAATATTCTCAATAGGCACATAATCCTCACCTATCGCCCCTAATAATGCCTCATAATTTGCGCTCACTATCTTCTCGGTCTATTTGGTAACATATCAAATTCAAAAACTCAATCACGTTCATATTAAAGAAGTAGTCCCACTTGGTAGCATCTCTGTTTGAAAGGTTGTCGATTGTGACGAGATAGCCCCACTTCTTTGCAAATCCTTTACTATCGTCTCCACTTCCTCCAGTAAATAAGTTCCTATATGAGTAGATAATTCTTGTAAGACCTTGCAAAAAAAAACCAGTAATGGCTGAGCATCTTTCATAGTCATATTCTCATAAACCGATTCACTTATCTCCTTATGCCG